TTGCCCGACTTGTAGCCGAGGAACAGGTCATTGTTGCTCTCGCCAATACCCGCAGTGAACGAGTACCGAGGGTCAGCCTCAGCTAGCGGTGATTTGACAGTGCGGAAAACGGGGGCCGGGGTGATCTTGTTGTTGCGGAAACGAACGTTGACACCGTTCGACCACGTACCCACCGGGAGGGCGTAGGGGTCTTGGTCAGTAATGACCCCTTGGGCTCCGAGGTTTCGGAGCTTCACAATGGGCATGGGTAGTCCTCTGCTATTGGCTGTGGTGCATCTACGCTGTTCCCCCGGCGCACGACCCTACCATATCGTGGAACGAATGTTTGAGCCTATAACTTGCCTATAACTTGGTCGCCACGCTCCTTGTGGCGTGCGAACGTAAGTGGCCGCGCCTTGGGAATACTAGGCGATACGGATGATGAAGTTCACGGTCGCAGAGGGCTGCACGTTGTTGTGAGCCGCGTTGCCGCCCGCACTGTTCGTATTGTCGAGCCCGTTGGCGCTGTTAAGCCGGACGCCTGTGACTGACGAGCCCGTGGTGTCACTGGTAACAGCACCCGCGATGCCCGCGCCCGCACCGCTCGCTCCGAATGAAGTGTTCTGGTGCGAGGTGTGGGTATGGCCCGGGTCGTACATGCTAGCGCTGTGCCAGTGGACCGGCATTTCAGAACCAGTTAGGACGTGCGTGGCCTCGCCCAGCGGGGCTCCACCCAAGGCGCCAGTAGCTAGCAGCCCGCGTGAGCCTGCACCTCCCATTGAGCGTTGCCCGACAGGCACCACTTCGCAAAAGTTCGGAACGTTGAACGTGGTGGAGCCGTCGCCCACGCCGTAGGTGGTACCTATGACGTCGAATAGCTCCTTACCGGCGCCCAGAGTAGTACGGGACAGCGTGCCGCCGTTGGCCCATGCCCAGACACCATTGCCCGCAGGCAGCGTGTTGGTGAGCCACATGACCATTGCGCCGACCGGCGTAACACCGGGCCCCGAGATGGGGCCTGTGCTGGTCAGCGTGCCGTTGACGGTGATTGCGCTTGTGAAGTTGGTGGTGTGATCTTGGTGTAAAGTGGCGACGATCTGGCCACCCGCGACCAATGTGAGGTCCGTGGGGGCCGCAGTGGTCACCAAGAGGCCCGAGGCGCCTGCGTAGAAGCCGTCCTTGGCGAAGTTCGTCACACCAGTCGTCAGGGTGTTAATCTGTGCCTGGGTGGCGGTTGCCGCGCCTGTGAGGTTCGGGAAGGTGGCTAACAGCGTGCTCTTAATGAGCCGGAGATGATCGTCAGCTTGATTGAGGCCGTCCGAGGAAGCTGGGTTGGACGACACAAGGCCAGAAATGTAAGTAGCGGTCTCTAAAGGCATGGAAGCAAAGGGGCCTATGTAAACATGGGGCCCATAAGGGGCCTAAAGGGGACAGTGGAAATTGGGGAAGGGGACAGGTAATTGCTAATTGCTATTCACTAGCAGCAAACTTCTGTCGCACATGGGTACCCATAGGTAACCATTAGGGACCATTGGTTCCCCTCAGAGGTTCTCTAAGGGGTGGTAATTTGCTACTACTTGGTTCCCCTAGGGTTCCTTGGGTTCCTTGGTTCCCTAGGGGTATATGTAGCTAACATGGTCTATGAGAGGGCATCTGGGTCCTCTTTCTCTAATAAGTCAGGGGGAAAAATGAGGAAGTGCTTGAAATCATTGGATAAAAGAGGCTCAAAACGGTGTTTTGGGGCCCCTTGGGGAACCGAGGGTCTGGGTGGGCCCCTACGGTACTCCACGGAAGCACACCGCCCTGTTAAGCCGAGCAGAGGCCCGAGGCTTTAGCCCGTCTTTTTTGAACCGGGGGGCCCCGAAACGATGGCCGGGGGGCCCCCTATGCCCACGGAGTCCCTTTGGCCCATTGTCGCCCCCGCCGAAAGCCCCCGCGACTAGGCTAAGCCATTGAAATCATTGGGCTAGCAGCGGAACGCATATCCGATAGGCCATAGCTAGGCCATAGCTGGCGGGTTCCACTAGGTTACTAATAGTTACCGTGTCTGTGCACACTGATCGCCGCTGGCGTTTGTCTAAGCGTAGACTGCCCCCACAATGCCCTAGGAAGCCCGTGGAGCGTGGTTAGCCATTGGCCAGCTATGTTGCCACATGCTTCCCATAGGCCCCTAGGAAGCCTCGCCAGCTAACCTATGGCTAGTGGCCAGCATTGGGCCAATATGGGCCTATCTGCCGACCCGGGGCAGCCATGCTCCCACCGCATCCCTGCCATGCCTAGCCAAGAAAGTTAGCTTTGGCCGCCTATCAGTCCTTGCAATTGGTCGCCAATGGGTATCTATTGGGGACAGTTGATTTGCCTGCTTAACCGGAGACTGCACCAAATGACCACCACCAACGAAAGCACCACCGCTGTTGCCCTCGGCGCCAACCGTGGGGCGCTGTCATTCGCCAACATGCAACAGGATAATAAGCATCCCTGCAAGCTGGCTCTGCGCAAGTGGCTGTCAGCTAACGGCGTGCCATCCACCTATGCCGCGCGGCTTTCCTTCGCTGAATTGGAGAACGCATGGAACGATGTTTCCGACGCTTCGCTCAATATCCTCCGCCTGTCCAACGTTAGCGCAGAGACCAAAGGGTACACACTGTCCGACAACGCCACCGCAGCTAAGACTGCAACAAAGGATGAAACCTTCGCCATGAATACCCACACTGCTAATTCCGACGTTGCTACCGCAGCCGCATTGCTCGCAGAGGCATTGGCTAACTCGCAGGGTAAGTCGGCGCCGATGGATGAAAGCGCCGTGGCTAAGGTTGTCCGGGAGCATCTGCATATCTTCAAGGATACCGTTGCGGACATGATTGCGACCTTGGCCCCCGTCAAGACAATCGAGATTAAGCAGCATGACGGTTCTACCTATAAGGTTGAGGGCCGCGTTCACCCCAAATTCGAGACGCTGCTTAAGGTCGCATCTTCCCGTCAGGCCAATGGCCGTCACCCTAACATCATGCTGTCCGGGCCCACTGGTAGCGGTAAGACCCATGCGGTTGAGCAGTTAGCTGCGGCCCTTGGGTTGGAGTTCTACACTAACGGTGCAATCTCAATGGACCATCAGCTAGTTGGCTTCAAAGACGCTGCTGGCAACTATCACGAAACCGCTTTGCGTAAGGCTTTCGGCCGACCCGCTATCTATCTGTTCGATGAAATCGATAGCTCCGATAACTCGCCCCTGTTGTGCTTAGCTGGCGCTTTGGCCAATGGTGGTTTCGAGTTTCCCGACCAATTCATTGAACGCCACCCGGACAGCATTATCATTGCCGCAGGTAACACATTTGGCAACGGGGCAACCGCTGAATTTGTTGGACGCAATCGCCTTGACGGCGCAATCAAGTCCCGTTTCCCTGTCCGTATTCAGTGGGACTACGATGAAGCTTTGGAGCGCGACATTTCGGGCAACCTTGATTGGGCATTGCGTGTCCAGAAAGCCCGCGCCAACGCTAAGCGGGCAGGGATCAAGGTGCAGATTGATCCGCGTATGACGCAAGCTGGCGCCGCTATCATCAACTCCGGTATGTCGGCAGATGAAGCGGCGGAGTTGACCTATCTGGCAGAGTTGACGCCTGATCAGCGCCGAATGGTGGATGCCCGCTAACTTTTTCACGAAATAGGTTGCCATTGGTATTGACAGCCAGTGGCAACCTTCTACAATCGGGGCAGTTGAACACACACAACGGGACTAGGGCCATGATCACTAAATCGGAACGGCGCGGGCTTAAGGGCGGAACGGACTATTTCGCGGTTTGCGACATGCAAGGCTTTGCGGAGTTGGCGGACAACGTTAGCGGTTACAAGCGGGAGCGCGTTACTGCCGACGACTCTTGGACGGGCAACAAAGATTATGACACTGCGGTTGATCAAGTCCGCAACGGCGATTTGTCCGGAGTGGCGGCATCTGAGCAGCTGCTAGACAAGCTGGAAACAGAGCAATTCGTTTCGCCAGTGTGGCGCAATCGCCTTGACGTAGTCGGCGGATCGCCTTGCGTCCCTGCCTATCTCGCTGGCCACCC